ACTGGGATTAATTAAAGTAGGATTAGTGTTAAAAACCTTTCGAATGTATTTCTTGGAAGTTTCATTAAAATCAAATGAAATGGTTTCCTTAATGCCACCATCAGAACCTGTTCTAACAACTGCGGAAAATGTGATTCCGGTGCCTCGACTCATTATCAAATGACCAGACGAAGCAGTCGTATTTGCATTAGTGCCAGCAGACGAAGAGCCATAAACATTTCCAGATAAAGCAACTTGTCCACTATCGCAATAAAAAATTGCAGCTAGTGTACCAGTGTTGGCGGTGGTTCCAAGATTGCTAGAAGAATTAATGAGCCAAAGACCCATCGCTCCACCGGAAAGATAGGATGTGTTCGAATATGAATCTCCAATTTTCCAGCCAGCTAAACCACCATTTGCAAGTGTGGCGTCTGTATTTGCTTTTCCTAAAAGCCTAACAAAAGTAACAGCACTATTATTTCTAAGCCATGCTTGAGCAGCATAAGCTCCATAAGTTGGGGCCCATAAGTTGGGGCAAGTCCGAAAACGCCATCTCTCCAAATATCTCCGCCTTTGTTTCCGACTTGAGGCATTCCAAAAATTTCAACAAATTCTGAAAATGAGTTTACCTTTACAGGTCTAAGTGCTGGTCCTTGAATTGCAGAACCAACAATTACCGGACCCATTTCTGCTGGTTCTCGGGGTAATTGAGAATTATCAATTTCTGCGATTTGTATTCCGGGTGAAATAAATCTGAATTTGCTGACGCCAGTTTTAGCCATTGGTGTGTCTCTCCTTCCTTAGTATAACAATACTTAAATTCTCTAATAAATAGTATGTTATATATCTAAAAGACAAACGAAACCCTAAGAACGATATTTTCCATTTCTCCACTCGGGACTATCTTCGAACACAACGTGCTCTCTTGGAATACGGACCTCGACTGCATTCTCGCGAACCACAATGTTTGGTTGCTTCTGATTTTTATCTGCACCGACCAAATATCCTAAAACATTTAATGTTATTGTACTTTCATAAATTCTAGTTTCATTTCCCAAATCTGTTATATTATTTTCTGATATAAAATCTTGATTCATGAATGCTTCATACTGATGATCATCACGACTAACGATAAGTCTTGAATTAATACCACCAGTGTCTACAACAAAAGGTTGTATAATTTCATTCATTTGTTGTTGGTATTCTGTTCTTGCGCTGATAGTATAAGATACATCCACATACACTGGCATTGGAATAGTAATCGTTTCATAAACAATCTTGGGATTGTCTCGTTTTTTATTAGGAAAATTTATTTGTTGACCCCCAACGGCTCCAGCGTTGCCTACAATTTTAGCTTTTTTTCTATATGTATTAGCATTTGTAAAATTGGCTGTTTTCGTTTGTTGCACCCTCCGGGCAATTGTAATTGAACCACCTTTCTTATCTTTAACAGGCGGAATGTTACCATAAAAAGTACCCTTTTTACCCAGGTTTTTGGTGAATTTGTCTCTCTGGACTGTCATGATAGGAAAGATAAGAGCACCATCAGAATCCCTTAAATCTTTATGATTTTTGACCTGCCAGGAGCGTTCTCCTGCCACCCACACACAAGGAACTTTTTTAAAACCTTTATTGGTGTTGCAAAAAATATCCATTTGTTTTTCAACCCAATCAAAAACAGCAAAATCTATTGTCTCAAGAGTTGATGGTTTAAATGGCAATATTTGTTTTATTGTGCCGTCTATATTACTTCGATCTTTCATATTTATTTCCCATCAAAAAGCCCCTGACGAGCCCTTGCACATTTTGCTGAAATTTCCAGCATATAATCTGTATTTCCAAATAATTGTTTTGGTTCATTAAGAGTAACTATCTCATAATAATCCCCACCGTATAAAATAAAGTCTCCTTCCCTAACATACAAGTCTTGATCTTCTGTTAATCTCCGTTTATGAAAATGGCATGTAAGAGAATATATGCGATCAACACCATATTTGGTGGTTGTGGTTAAAGTTCCATCCCATTCAATTAAAACATACACTCTCACCGGAGGTAAAAAGTTTTTATCTATTGCTTCTCCATAAAGAGGGTGGAAATCTGTATGAACATTGCTTATTGGATAATAAAGGATAGTTTGTCCAATTACTCTTTCAATTAATTCATCATTAACCTGTTTAACCAAGTCTCTCTCTTTCTTATTAAAAAAAAGCGGAGGAGGTGGATTATCAGGTCTGTTCCACTTGTTGTCTGCCATTTATTTTACCCCCATTATCCTCTATAAACCCCTAATGGAATATTAAGTTGGGTAGCTTTAGCAGAATCTGCCATTTTAGTGTCTCTTTCCACGATTGCCAGATAAGTTAATTCGTCCAATAAAGTTTTTAACTCTTCTTTTAATGCAACTTGTTCTTCTTTAGCTTGAGAAGCTAACTCAGAAGCATTAAGAGTGACAGAATCACCCGGAATTGGAACTGATCCAAACTTGCCCCTTACTTGAGCAAGCATTTGTTTTGCAATAGATAAAGCATACTTTCTAATCCATTGTTTGCCCATGCTATTAATATTTTCATATGGAATATTCGCAAAAGGTAATGTATTAAAATTATTAACCCCATCAGTGCCATCTTTTCTTGTTGGATCACTTTCCCACGGTTCGGTCGGAATTGAAAACTCAAACCACATTTTTAACGGGGAACCTGTGCCTGGGGCTGCTGGAGGTGGATAAACCTTTAACATATTGTCTCTTATTTCATATGAATAGTGAGAGGCACGAGTATAAAGATTCGTTTCAAAAGCCATAGCTTGTAATTTATTTTGCCAAGCGGGAATGACTTCGAATGTTGATTCATCTGAATATTGCCCATATGTATATAAATTGCCTACAACGTTTAATCCACCATAATAACCATAGAATCTCCACATCGCCATAGGAGATCTATAATAAACTCTTTGAATTTTAATTCTTTTGTTGCTAACACTTCCTGTAAAAGCGGCTCCGAAGTCTGACGCGGGGTCAACAGAAGCATCTTGAACAATTTTTTGTAAATCATATTCTTGTTGATTTCCGACCAAAGCAATAGAAGCCGAATATATTCTAATATCCCCTAACGCTGCACCTTCCGCGAGTCCATTGGCAACTTGTTTCGTATATTCAAACTTGAATTTAGGAAATTTTAATGATGTTTGTGTTCCGCTTAAACTAGATGATAATGTTCCAGATTTAAGTTCCCCATCATGATCAAAAGTTCCCGTTGTAGCTCCTAGAAAATCTGATAGAACGTTTCTAGCTTGATGATTGTTTATTATGTAGGAATATTCTAAAACTGCTGCTTCATAAGAAGTATAGATATTTTGTTGAGTTAATTCAATGTCTAAAACATCACCACCCAACATTTTATAAGTGAATGCAACTTGATCAACAGCACCAGAAATAAAATCAGTTGAACCTAAATAAATCCCATAAGGAACAGCGGTAGATATTACATTTGAATATGTGCCAGTAGGCGGCAAAATATAAGGACTTGTTTTTTGAACTGGTGATAAAACGGGTGGTGCTGTTGCCATTGTTATTCTCCTATTAATTAAATAGTTGAAGGGCGCTTTAAACGAAAAAGAAAACCCCGCCTCTCAAAAGAAAGACGGGGTTTAAAAGTTCATAAGAACAAGTTTAATAAATTAAACGAGGTCTTCAACAACTACAAGACCGTACATATCTGGACGGACCATCTTCTTGCCGTAACGGGTCATAACTCCCTTACGTGGCACGAAGTCTTCCGGTCCAAAAATGGTAGGCGTAACTTGCAGCGGAACATACGGAGCATATACATAGCCACTTTCTAGGAAGCTATTGCCCTTACGTCCAATAAGGATTACATTACGTGGGAAATACGGGTCAACGAAAATATCCCATTTCTTGCTAATCTGTCCAGTTTTCACTGCACCAGCTGTTCCTTTGTTCTCATCAGCAGTCGTATCTGCGCGGAATCCGCTCGTAAACTCAAGAACGTTCGCAATTTCTGGGCTTGTGACCAAGAAGTTTGCTCCCCCTCGCAAAGTTTTACGATGAATTTGTGCAGAAACATCATTGACTGTTTCAAGCAAAGTCTCATACCATTCAGATACTGTTCCAGTAAAGTCCGGATAAAGTGATTCATTAACTGAAACACCAGTTTCTCGATTAAGGAACTTACCAGGCTTACGCGACCAGTAAAGAGTCGAAGCAGTAGCACCATTAATAAGATCTTGAAGAATTTCTTGATCAATTTCAAGTGCAATCGTTTCCGACAGAATACCAGTCAACTCAACCTCTGCATCCAAATTATGATATGCATTAATATCTTGCTGGAGTTCTGGCGTCCATTTAGCCTTAAGCTTTTTAGTGTTTGCAGTAATTGAAACACTATCAACCCTAATATCAATTTCTGGCAATTCAGACTGATTTTCCAGTCCCCAAGCAGTTTGTCCAACAACAGAACCGACATCGGCTCCACCACCAGTCCAACTATCTACCATTGGGAAAGCAACTGTAGAAACAGTATCAGCCCAACTTCCAGCCAAAACCGCAGCAGACAAAGTATCTGATGCTGCATAAACAAACAACCCTGCGGTTGCTTTGGCGTCAACACCTGGATTAAAAGTACCACCATTTCCACTACCGGAGAACTGAGCCAAACGTCTTATTTGACTTCCTCCAGCACTAAGGCTTGCACTAACAGCAACTGTGTTTTCCATATTAAACACACCAGCATTTTGACCAGTTGTATCATTCAACGCGGTACTCGCAGTTGTAATAACACCAATAGCCACATTTGTAGTTCCAGACGTAAAGTCAGGATCAAACCGACATAGCTTATCAAATTGTTCTTGTGTTAAACTATTACCAATCGTTAAACCGCTTGTACCACCAAACGTACCAGACGCAAAAGTAGCAATAGCAACGCTAACACTACCAGTTGGTGATGCATAACCATTATTCAGGTTATAAAAACCTTCAGCATCGGCTCCAAGATCACCAGCTAGATTTACACCACCAGTAATTTGACGACCAACTTTTCCACCACCGTAAACAGATCCGTTTATAGTGTATGCAAGTTTAGCTCCGGAGTGTGTAAAGTCTAGAAAGAAAATAAGTCCACTCGGCAAGCTCATAGGCTGAACCGATACTAGCTCATTTGCAATTAGACCGCCGAACACTCGACGAACGATTGGAAATGCGACAGCCGCAAAGCCTTCCACATCACCAGCAGCCATTGAAGATGCTTCTCGAAGCAACTCTTTGGCTTGATTTTCAAGAAGTGCTGCCATGTTGTTACGATGTACATCACTCCCCAATCCTTCCAAAAGACCAGTCTTTTCCCATTTATTGAGAACAGCTTGTCCTTCTTTTTCGACATTACGATTAATAATGCCTTCAGTTAATTTTTCAATTATACTCATTATTTTTTTTCTCCTTAAATAATTCCTGCAAGTTTCTTCATTCTATCTACAGTAGAATCAGAAGTTTGCGTTTCTTTTCTATTTGCTTTCAAAACAAGCCGATTATTTTTACTTATTGCTTCACTTAAATTTTGGGGAGAGTTCTTCTCCCTTGATGTAAGAGAATCCTGTAAGGTTTCAAAAATAACCTTGGCTTCTTCAGTTGAATTCGCTTTCGAAATCGTTTCGACAAGTTTTTCTTTTTGCCGCTCATTCAAGGAGTGAGATTCCAGAATACGATTCTGATATACCAATTTTGCATTGGCAATATTAAGTTCAGTTAGCTTATTGCTAACCTGACGGGCAATACTCTTAAGCTCATTATGCTCTTTAATAAGTCTATTCTTTTCAGACTTATGAGATTTTACTTGCTCTTCTAAATTTGTGATTTTTTTAACAGCTTTATCAAACACTTCATTTGATTCTTTTTCTGCACTGTCTTCGTCTGCTGCCGAAGCAACTTCGACGGCATATACTTGTTCGGGTTTTGTAGGGTGAGTTGTTCCTATCATTCCACGCGGAACATTTTCTAAATCGACTTTCAAGATTTCTTCGATTGCTTGTTCTAATATTTCTTCGTCGATAGGTATTTCTTCATCTTCATCTTCTTCGCCTGAACCAAACATATCCATCAATTTATTTGCTATTTCAGTGGGAGCAACGCCCATAACATCTTCCTCTGGATCTTGAGACAAAACTGAACTTTGATCAGGACTAGGCTGCTGTTCATTTAATAAATTTTTAAGATCCGATTGTGACATTTCAAACATGATATCTTCTTCTTCATCTTCCATGGTTCCTGCGGACTTCATTAAAGCATCTAAATCTAATTCGATTACTTCATCTTCACCAGGACAAGGACAAGCACAAGCATCTTCTCCATCTACTGCCTTCATAGATAGTTTATCGGCAATATCGTCAGGTTCATCTTCAAGACCAATATCAAATGGATCTTCATCACCCATCGATTGGGGTGGCAATTCTTCCATGCCAAATGGATCTTCCACAGGTTGTTCCAATAAAGTATCCACAGCCTCCTTGATTTCACCTGCATATTTGTCCATAACTTCTTGTTCTGCGTTCTTAATTGCAGCTTCTTTGAGGGCTTGGGCGTCAATGACAGCTTGTTCTAACATAGATGATGACATATAAATCTCCTAAGATATTATTCTTCTCAAATAAATAGTCAGTAACTTTAGTAAAATACTATAAATTATCAACCTGTCGGACCGGGTGGCATCCATGCCGCTGTTTTACACAAGGCTCGAATTTCTGTTTGTGTATAAGTCGAAAGTCCAAGCGTTGTTACCCAAGCTGGTTGATCACCTTTCCACTTTAAAATTGCTTGAGATCCATC